TCTTACTTACTACATTAAAGTATATATCTCCAACAGTGGCTATGTCGGGGTTCTCCATAGAAGTAAGAAGATTAAGTGCAACCTTCATTTGTCTGGACATTTTATTATCCTACAACTACTACTTTATATTCTCCAGCTGACGGGGCTATTGCAAAGTCTACTGTTACTGTATTCGAGCTAGTTCTTTTTACATCAGCTTCAACTTGTGCAAACGGTGATGCTGCTTCAAATATTTGAACAGTTACATCAGTTGTTCCTAAATTGTGTGTTATTGTATAAGATGTGGCAGACGCACCAAGTGTTTCTGCATATTTTCTAGCAATTGCATGATAGGCTGTTCCATTATTTGTTAATGCCCAGTTGTCTGATGTTTCATTCCATAGGATTTCTACATCTGTCTCTAGTCCACGCTCTACTGTTATTCCAGCATCTGTTGTTGGGGTGCCAGCAAAATTGCTATTTAGCTTTACCTTATTATCTTCAATATTAATCTGTGTTGTATTTACAGAGTTAACAGTTCCAATAACATTGAGGTTTCCACCAACCTGTAAGTTTCCAGTAATTTCTACATTGTCTGGCAAGCCTACGGTTACCGCTGCGTTGTGTCCGCTATTTGGAGAAACAGTAATTTCATTTGCTGTTCCTACAATAGTTGCTACATAGTCGCCTGTTGTTTGTGAATCTAAATTAATATCTTTTACAGATACTACGCCTGCGTTTACATTAAAGTCTGCTGCATCAAAAGAAGCGACACCTTTGTTTGTTGTGCTTGCGTCTTCAGCAGAAATTGTAATTGCATTATTTGTTACAGCAACATCAATTCCTTCTCCGCCATTTACTGTTAAACCTTCTGTAAGAAGAGAAATTGCAGTTGTTCCAGTATCTCCAGTTATTGAAAGCTCTGTTGCAACATCTACTTGACCAGCTGCAGTTAATCTACCTTGCTGATCTACTGTAAATGTAGGTATCTTTGTTTGTGATCCGTATGAACCAGTTGTTACTGCTGTATTGTCTAAATCTATTGTTGTGATTCCTGTAGAATCAACGTATGTTTTTGTTAACCCGACTCCGCCTTCGATTGATGCGCCAATTGCATCTTGAATTACTTCTTGAGAACCACTCATTGACTGCCATGGAACGTTTGGTGATGCTTGTCCATTGTAGTAGTACATAACATTGTCGCCACTGTTATAGTAAATTTGACCAATTACTGGGTTTGATGGAGCTGAGCCTAAATTCTGAATTCTAGCATTTAAGAGCTCATTTTTATTGAGGTCAATGCTAACTAAAAACTTTTTTGCCATTTTCTTTCTCCCTTATGACAGATATGCTGTCCCTGAAAACGGCTGCGCCATAGTCAGTGTTATTTGATTAATACTATTATAGTCTATTCCAGTTTCTAATATGTCTCCAGCGCTAGATTTAACGGTTACATTTGGGTTGAACCCAAGGTTATGATTTATCCGAACTGAATACATTCCTGCAACTGGTCCAGTTATTTGTGCCATTTCCCATGGATATGTCAAAGAAATTTGTTTATCCAAGATAAAGCTGTTGTTTATATTCCAGGTATTTGTTGAAGCTTTTGGGCCCCAAAACCTTGTTGTGTTTGTGTCAAAATAAAAGTCTCCTGGGACTCCCAGCGTTGCATCTGGGTTTCCGCCTCCACTTATTATTGTTCTTCCAGGCGCTCCAGTAGATCTTACTACAACAAGTGGGTTGTTTTCTGTGACTATTAATCTTGTTGCCATTATACTGTTACCGACCTATTTAATGTCATATATCCTTCTAATAATCTTGTCTTATTAACACTAGGGTCAATTAGAACAAGGTCATATGCAGATTTTGGAAAAAACATTTTGTTTGTTCTGTCTGCAGATATCGATATTTGTATTTTGCCTTCTACTGGACTTATAGTTAATCCATCTTGCTCTGTTAATGTAAAAGCTAGCTTTTTTCCGCCTTGAGTATCTCTAACTTGAAGTTTTGCTATATGATTATGAAGTTGAATAGGTGTTTGATCTTCGTCTAGGTATTGAACCTCAAACGTAAACGTTGTATTTTGATCAACTTCAAAATTCTTTTGCGCTGCCACATTTACCCCTAAATTAGAAAAGCCCTTATGCCAATTTTAGCATAAGGACGTTCCCAATCAACTATAAGTTAGGCTTTGTTGATAAATCCAAAACTCTTATCGTTTGGATTTAATGCCTTTAATATTACGGGTGCTACTGCTGCAACTCCGCCAAGCAATAAATCTCTAGGATTCGTATTGCCTGTCATATATAGAGCTAGCGCCGCTGAAAGAAATGCTCTTCCGTAGCTTGCTAGTGCTGCTAGGATCTGTTCTTGCATAGTTACCTTTCCATCTTTGTTTAAATCTGCTTTTGCAAATTTAGCCATTTTATTATCTCCTTGTTGGGCAATTTGCCCCTGGAATTTTCGGCCTTAGCCGAATACTATAATTCTACCACTATGCTGAAATATCTACAAGCTCGCAATTGCCATCTGAGCTGCAAGCAAGGGTGGCAGAAGGTGAAGTTCCATCCTCTGTCTCATAAAATGATAGATCTTCCCATCGAATATTTTTAGGCATTTTTTGAACAAGCGCCTCATACTCTTCTTTAGATACTTCTTGATATGGGGCTTGCTTATATGTATGCTCTGAATGAGGGAGGAATGAAATTCCAGACACATCATCAAAATTCTTGTAGACCCAAGCACCAACTTCCATCCACTCTTCTTCTTTTACAGAAACAGTAATAGATGGCTTATGCTCGCACCAAGCACGTTGATAGACTAGCCATATATCTAAGTGCTGAATAGCTGTTAAATCATTTCTAACAATTGCACCTTCTGGTGCTTTTATAGGAAATGAAAATACATAAGTGTCGTTTGGCTTCATTACGTCATCTTCTACTGGAATTCCAACTTCCTTTAGAAATGTAGAGATAGGATCTCCTTTTGAGCCACGAACTGTGCGAATGTAATACGGTGAATGCCATGGATGCATTCCTGAAGACACCCCGACCAATTGAGATACTGTTCCAGAAGGCTTTACGCAAGTAATGGCGGCAGACTCAGGAATCCCAATTTTCCCAGCCTCTTCTTTATTAACTTCTCTTGCTCTTTCACGCATTGTCATTAAGAATGACTCAAGCATTACTAGATCTTCTTTGCCAGACATAAATTTGTGCCCGAACTGTCCAGTTAACGATACGCCAAGCAATCTTTCTTCTTCTGTATTGTCTTTCCAGATTTTACGAAGATATTTAAAGTCTGTTAGCGTTGATTGCCAAGTACCAAGAATCGTAGCAAGCTCAACCTTACGCTCAATATCTTTCTTTGTGTCATTTTCACGTAATACGACTTCTGAAAGGTTACAAAACTGATAAGGACGTAAAATAATTTCTGAACACGGGTTAGTTCCGTAGTGAATATCTGGATCTCTTTTTCCAAACTTGGCTGCTTGGGCTTGAGCTGCGGCCACATTGTATATGCCTCTTTCTCCTGATTTTGAATCATATAAAGATTTCCATTCTGCAATAAATTGCTCCATCTCTGGCTTGCGTGAATATGCAACAGAGTTATTTGATAATGCACGTTGTGGACTTTGCTCCCACCAGTTTCCCGACTTGGCCTGCGCCATTTCAATATCGTTGATATTAGAAAGAGAAATCATTGCTGAACGTCTGACTCCACCGACAACAACAACTTCACCAATTTTACACATTATGTCGTGACATTCAATTGGCTTAAGATTTCTTCCTGCCGCATTTTTAAATTTTGCAATTGTAAAATCAAAAAGATTTATAAGTGGTTGTGGTCCAGAAGATCTTCCGCCCATTGTCTTAAGTCTTGCTCCAGCGGGTCTAACTTTAGAAACATCAATCGCTGGGATATGTCCAGTCCATAGTAACGCAAGTAATTCACGGTAAGCTTTAGCCCAACCTTGTTTTGAATCTTCGACAACAATTACAGTATCTGATTTTTCAAGTTTTTCTGGTATTGCGGGAAGCTTATTGATGTACTTGTATTCAACTGAGAATCCGACACCAGTTCCACACATAAGTACATACATTGTTTCATCAAATGAACGAGGGGAATCAACTGGAAGAAAAGCACAGTTATATCCAGCAACATTATCTCTTTCTAAAGCAGCACCTGAAGTCATTACTGATCTCATAGATGGCATTACATTTCTTTCGAAAACAAACTCTTTTAATTCCGCAACAAGCTTTTCATTTGGAATATAATTGTGGTTTGTCTTTAAATGATTAGTCATAAATGTAAAATATCTATCTACTGTTTCTCCCCAAGTTTCTCTACGTCCTTCTGCTTCTACCCATTTTGCATATCTAGATAAAGCAATAAAGTTTTCATAAGGATTTTCAATAGTTTTTGACATTTGCTATACGACCTTTTCTCCGCCTTGCGGTGCTAATTTTAAGTGAAGTCCTAGTGTATCAAACTTTTATTTAGTGGTCTAGGGGTTAAAAATATTTTTAAAAATATCATTATGTGAGATAATGTTTTAGTCAACTAACTTGACAGTTATTTACATTTAATGCTATTCTTAGAGTTCGTTATCTCTATAGGAGGAAATGCCAATGGAGAATATAAAGCAACAGTTTAGCGATTTGGTTCGTGACTGGACAATAATAGCAGTAACAATGTTATTTCTGTTTGGTAACTCAGCAAACGCTTTACCTGTAGTAGCACCTTTAGTGAAAACTGAAGCCCAATTAAAGCAAGAAGTTTTAGATAGCTTTAGTAAAGAAATTTACAAGCCATCTGAGATGCTTACAGACGAAAAGTTGAAAGTATTACTTGAGACTGTAGGATTCGAAGGAGAAGGCCTTAAGAAAGCTTGGTCCATAGCAAAGCGTGAATCTAATGGAAGACCGCTTGCATATAACGGGGACAGAAATACAGGAGATAGTTCTTACGGATTATTTCAAATAAATATGATCGGAGATCTTGGTCCTACAAGACTTGAGAAATTTGATCTACAGAGTAACAAAGAGTTATTCGACCCAGTAACAAACGCAGAGATAACGTACTATATGACCAATGGCGGTATTGATTGGTCAGCTTGGAAGGGGATGACCCCAAGAGCTAAGGAATTTTATTTAAAATTTCCGACAAAGTAAAGGAGATGGGATGAGGATACAATACGTATCAACCTACATCTCCATGTCAGAAGAAGGATTGGTTGAAAAGCTTTTATGCCCAGTAGACCAATCCATTCTTTTTTGTAATCAGACTATTTCAGATGAGGTATACTTATATTGCCTATCTTGTGAGTATAAAAAAGCATTAGGGCTAGCAACTTATCAGAATATAGTTGCTCAGGTGGATAAAAATGTGTAAAGAAGAATGTATTTGTAAATTAGAAACTGAGTCTGCTCCAATTCAAGTGACAGACGCAATGGGTAGAGAAATTTGGTGGGAAGATGCAGGAAGACCTGAATAATCAAACTTCAAATGATTTAGAAGATAATTTGCCAATGGTAAATTACATCATGCTTCATAGAATATATGACATGCTTAGCCTAATAGCAAAAGGATCTGTGGGTCAAGAAGAAGTTAGCAGGATGATTGCTTATCACGAGCAAGGATATTTATTGGGGCCTGCCCCAGCTTTTACTCCAGGAGAAGAAAATGAGCTTTAGTCAAAAAAATATTACTGTACGTTTAATGACAAACGTATTTCAAGAAAAAAATGCCTATTTAGCAGCACAAAGCGGATTGTCAGAAATTGAAGTGGCAGCGCAAATGAAGGAAATGAACGGAACGATATTTTGGATGCTAGAGTCGGTATATGATGCACTAGTTGAAGAAAATTATATCAAAAACGATTGACTTATAATTTAAAGTATTTTATACTTTAAATCTGGTAGAGTATAACTACTCCCAGTAGTGTCTTTAAGACACGTCACTACCCAGTCGGATCCGCCTCTGACTGGGTTTTGACTATTCCTTGTAAAATAAATTACTTGTAAACCATATCTCTGAGTCCAGAGGATTTGACTGATAGATTTCTTCTATTTGTTTTTCTGTAAATTTTTTAAAAAGCTCTTTTGATATTGGATTATAATTTCCATAAACTTTATTAGTTATTAATATATTTGTCGGTGGCAAACCAAGATCATTTATAATCTTATCTCTTAATTTTATCTGTTGGTCTTCTTTTAAAAGTGTTGTGTCTTTTACAAATAGATTTACTCTTTTAATATTTGAAAAAACTTCTTCTTTATTTAAAGGGTAATCTGCAAAATGTTTATTATATAAGAATGAATTAATTCTTGGGATATCATCTTTTTCCCAGCCTTTATGAACTGCTTCTACATAAATTGAATCGTCTGGGTTGTAATATACTAAATTTTTTGATTGAAAATCAGTATAAACATTTCTGTGCTTATCTATCCATTTGTAAAAATTTTCTACAGTTATATCTTCTTCTTTATATGGAGATAAACCATATGATATCGCCCTAAGTGCCTTCCATGCATAATTGCTTACTAGTCTTTCTGCTGGGTCTCTAAAAGATGTAAATATATAAGAGTCGTCTTGTACATATGGCTTGTACCAGCACCAGTGGAATGTATTTGTACGTGCAAAAGTTCCTTCTCCGCCCTCACCTCTAGTGTCTGTTGCTATTCCGTTTTGATTTAAATATGGCTCCATTGGTTTTAGTATATTTTCTCTAAAATAGGTTCCACCAGTTTTGGGGATATGCAAATTAAAAAACCTGTTATACTTCATTTGGTACCCTTCAAAATTAGGGCCTTGGATTTAGGGCCGTGCTATAATTATAGCAATATATAAATCCAAGGGGGATTCAAATGTTTTATGACAGACCAGATTGTATAGTTTTATCTTCTCACGTAGACGAATACGGAACAAATAGCGGAATATTTTTATTTAAGAATATTCTTCCAGCAGACATAATTGCTGACATTGAGAAAGAGCTTGCAGAACACGATAAATCAGAATTTAAATACGAAGACACTTTAGTTCCTTGGTATGCAAACAAGTTGGCCCCAGTCCCAACAAGACTTCATGAGTTGTGGGAATTTATTAGCGAAATACTTGGGCCAGAATATGTTATACACCCTTCACAGAATTTACTTGCTGTCCGACCTGGCGATAACGGAATGTTTGTTCACTCCGATAGTCCTGGCAAAGGATGCGATCACATGTTATCTCAAGATGACGTATGGACAACCTGTTGCTCAATTGATTTTGGTTTAGTTGGATATCTTGGAGACTTTACTGGCGGAGCGCTTTTTTATCCGAACATAAACGCAGACGGAACTGTTATGCAAGGAGACAGAGTACCAGAAGTTTTTGAATACTACCCTCAAAAGGGAGACGTTGTTCTTCATAGTGCTTTTGAACCATATAGCCACGGAGTAAGAGAAGTTGAATCTGGAGTAAGATACGCTTTTTCAAACTTTGTACTGAAAGCCGAAGACAACCCAGAAACATTTTATAATTATGGATCCCCAGAATATATTGCTCAAATTGGCGATAAGGGTCCTGAAAGAATAAGAGAATGGATGCTTCCTTTAA